GTCAAGAGATCCACGCCGAGATCATCGACCCGGAGGAGGGCGGCATCGTCAAGCGCGAGTGGTGGAAGTTGTGGCCCGCGGGCAAGCCCCTGCCCAAGTTCGAGTTCGTGCTGCAAAGCCTCGACTGCGCCACGAGCGAGAAGACCGTCAACGACCCGACGGCGCACATCACGCTGGGCGTGTTCAAGCCCGAGGACGGGGGCATGTGCGCACTGGTGATCGACTGCTGGCAGGAGCACCTGCAGTATCCCGACCTGCGCCCCAAGGTGCTCGACGAGTACGAGGTCGTCTACGGCGAGGGCAAGAACAAGAAGCGCGTGGACCTGCTGCTGGTGGAGGACAAGAGCGCCGGCATCAGTCTTATACAAGACCTGCGCCGGGCCGGCGTGCCAGTCATCCCGTATAACCCGGGCCGGGCCGACAAGGTCCAGCGCCTGAGCATCGTGGCCAACATCATCAAGGCCGGGCGCGTCTGGATACCGGAGAGCAGTTCCCGCAAGGGCTACGTGCGCGACTGGGCCGAGGGCATGATCAGCCAGATCTGCTCGTTCCCGGAGGGCACGGCACACGACGACTTTGTGGACGCCATGAGTCAAGCCCTGCGGTACCTGCGCGACGCCGGCTGGCTGACCATCGACTTCCCCAAGGAGTGGGTGGACGAGGAAGACTACGCTGACGCGGGAGCTCGTAAGAGAGAAAATCCCTACGCGGTATAAAATCCGCCCTAAACCCATAGGACCGAACCATGGCCGACAAACCCTACCGCGACCCTAAGACCACGAAGATCGAGGACTGGAAATGGCGTGCGCTCAAGGATGTGCAGTCGCAGCTAGGCATGGACGAGGTGCCGGACTACATTCAACACGGCTTCGGCGGGTTCATGAACGAGCAGGCCAAGCGGTCACAGCGCGGCGAGATGGGCCCACGCGACCTGATCAAGGCCTACACCATCGCCCAGTCCAGCATCGGGCGCAGTGGCCTGCCCCACACGACGGCCACCAAGATGGGCATGCGACTGCCCAGCACGGGCGGCGAGGTGCGCCCCGAGGGTGCGTTCGCGGAGTGGCTGGGCTCGCCGGAAGGCCAGCGCTACCTGAACGCCGCTGAGCGCGGCCACGCGGACCCCGCGGCAATCGCGGACCTGCAGTACAAGTTTGCCCCGTTTGGCAAGCAGAACGACCAAGCGGCTAAGATGGCCGAGGCGGCGCAGGTCATCCCGGCCATGGCGGAGAACCTGAACCCGGCGCTGACTGGCTCGACGGACAAGTACCGCGACTTCGCCGAACAGCTCAAGGGCATTGCCGGGGCCAAGAGCGGGTTCATCGGCTCGCTGCTGGGCCGGGGCGACCTGCCCACGCTAGACGCCCGCCAGCTCAACCTGCACACCGAGGGCTCGCCAGTGGGCGTAGGCTCGATCATGAACCGCGGCAAGGGCGCAGGTGCCCGCGAGGCCGTGGACCGCCTAGCGGCCCGCCAAAGGGCCTTAGCGCTGTCGCTGGACCCCAGCCTAGACCCGCACTACCAGCACCTTGCGCACCACGCCATCTGGGACCGGGTGGCCAAGGCCAAGACCACCCACAACGACCTGATGCGGGCCATGCGGGGCTACGCCGAGGGTGGCCCGGCGGAAGAGGGGAAGTTCCCGTTGAATCTGCCCAAGGCCCCGGTGCCCAGCAGCCAAGAGATGCAAGCCATTGTCGACCGCATAGCGCGTCAGCAAGCGGGCGAGTTTGTGAAGGGCAAGAAGAGCAACAACCTAGCCGAGCGCTCACTGCGGGAATCCCAGCGCGTGCAGCAGGTGCCGTACGGGCTGGAGTCCACGAAGGAGTTGCGGCCGACACCGGTGTACACCGCTCAAAAGGGCGACATCAACATCGTGCTGCCGGGCGATCAAACCGTGGCGGATATGATGCTCAAGCACGTGGCTGGTACCCCGGTCGAGTCCCAGCAGGAGGGCGGTTCGCGCTATGGCGAGGGCAAGCTGCACATGCCTGAAGGTCGACGCCCCTTCTGGGCCTCAGGACTAAGCGCGGCCAGAGCATTCCAGAACAAAGTGACCAAGCTGGCACAGTTGACCGGGGAAGATCCCCGCATCATTGCGCATCACCTAGCCATGGGCAACATCGGCAACAACTTTGCCATGCACCTTGCCGACGCCAACCTGAAGGCCGTTACCAACAGCAAGGTGCCGCAGGAGAACATGGAGGCCTTTAACAACGTGGTCCGGGCAGGAGCCGCGGGCATTGGACCGTTCCCGCACTTCCCCGGGGTGCACAGGCCCGAAGAAGCCTATGCCGCAATGCGGCAGGACCCGGAGATGCGCAAGTGGTTCAACAGCCGCATGAAGACGCCCAACATCACGCAGCCTCTGGGGTTGCCTAACGGGTTGGACATTGACTGGGCGATCAGTCACCCGGAGCTGCGTAACATGGAGATCAACATGACCGGGCATTCGGTGGGACGGATGAAACCCGGTGCAGCGCTCGTGCCCGACGCGGAGCACAACACCTACGATTACGACATATTGGGCGAAGCCCTTGGGAGAGCGCCTGAGCTAGCGCCGTCGGAGTTATCGTTCTTGGACGCCACGCATTATCTGCGGGGTACAGATAATGCAGGTCGCTCGCGGCTATCGACACCCGGGGCATATACCCGCACGATGGCGTTGGGCGCTCCGCATCAGGTAGTGGATGAACGCCACCTGAACATGATGAACGATTACTACACCAAACTGCGCCAAACGCGTGGCTTTGCTGAGGGTGGCAAGGTCGAGCCCAGCCAAGACGAGATGCTGGCGCACACCATGCTGAACAAGAAGCCGCTGGACATGAGGAGCATCGGCGCGGAGGAAGCGCCCAACATGCGCGTCAAGGAGTACTCGGCACCGTCTGGGGGCAAGGGCCTGCCGGTGGGTGGCGTGGACTTCCAGCCGGATATGCCCGGCCAGCAGATGTTACCGACGCCCCCGGGGCAACCGCCACAAGGAGCGGCACCGGGGGCACCGACCGGCGCATTGCCCGGCCAGCCACCGCAGGGACCGCCACCGGGCCCACCACAGGGCATGGCACCACCCGGCCAGCCACTGATGGGCATGCCGCCGATGGGCCCGCCTCCCGGCCCACAGAGCAACATCCTTGCGATGACCCGCCAAGGCCAAGCCATGCAGGCAATGCGGCCCAACCCGATGGCCATGCCGCGCCCGCCCATGCTGCCGATGAAGAGCATGGCCAAGGGCGGCTCGGCCAAGCCGTCGGTGCAGGAAATGCGCAAGGCCATCGCTGGCGCGGCCACGTCGGCAGGCATGAAGGCACCTGTGGTGGCCAACCGCGAGCTGACTACGATGCAAGACTCATACGACTCGCTGCACGACCGTGTAAACAAAGGCGCTGCCGACATGCAGGACATGATCGAGTCCACGCCGTACAAGTACGGGCCGGGCCAACACGTGTTCACCCCGCACAGCGCCAAGCACAACTTGCCACCGTTTAAGATCATCCGCCGGATACTTGTGGGTAATAACCCCATGCGCGAGGACCACCCAAAGCTAGGGCCAAACATGGGCAAGTTCATCAAGGACCCAACCACCGGCAAGACTAAGCGCACGCCATACGAGCCCGGCTACCACGTCACCCGTACACGAAATGACGGGGACCATGCGGGCGTTGAAGAAATGCACCTGCCGGAATCAGCATTCCTTGGCCACCTCAAAGCTGGTGGATCGACCCATGACATCCGCCTCGAGGAGCGCCCGCTGTGAGGGGCTTCTACTCGCCGATTGACAAGCTGGCTGCGGATATACCGCGCACCAAGGGCACCGGCGCGGAGTTCATGACCGAGCTGAGCAAGCGCCCCGGGTACAAGCCCGCGGAGGCGGAGGACCGCAACTTGCAGACGCTCATGGCGCTGCCCAAGATGGAGCGGGCCCAGTTCCTTCAGGCGCTCAAGGCCAAGCCAGCCCCATCTCTGGAAGAAAGCGAAAGGGTAGAACGTCCGCAAGATCCGGATGATGCAAGAACAAAGTATGAAGAGTACACCATTCCCGGCGGAGAAAACTATCGGGAAATACTGCTCAACATGCCGCACGATCCAAATCGTAAACAAAGCCCGTCGTCTAACCACTGGGATTCGCCTGACGTACTGGCGCATGTCCGAGCCAAGGACCGCACGGGCCCCAACGGCGAAAAGATACTGCACATAGAGGAAGTTCAGTCGGACTGGCACCAAGCGGGCCGCGAGAAGGGTTATCGGTCTCCTGATGCCAAGGCTGCCAGAAATATGCTGCTGCGTGAGAGGGCGTTGGCAGCAGCTAGGCTTGAAAACCATAAGCGGGAGATGGCGGTGACGGATGCGTACTTGGCGAGTGACGCGCCGCTGTGGCAGCAACCCGAGGCGAAAGCGAGGCTGAAGGCTAGGCAAGCGGAGCAGAACAAGGTCTTGATGGACCTCTTACCTAAGGCAATGCGTGCGGACACCGAGTATCAAAAGGCATTGAAAGCGGAGCATGACACGGTGCCAGACGCCCCGTTCAAAAAGAACTGGCACGAGCTCGCGCTCAAGAAGATGATCCATCACGCAGCCGCAAACGGCTACGACTCCATTGCCATCACACCGGGTGCGGAGCAGGCCAAGCGGTATGGGCTGAGTAAGCACGTTGGCCGCATTACGCACATGACGCATCACGATGATCCTGATAGCGGCATTTTGTTTGCTTTTGATCCATCCGGTCGTCAGATAGTAGAAAAACACAACATACCACACGCCGAGTTACCTGAGTACATTGGCAAAGAAGGGACGCAAAAATTATTAGGGCAAAAGCCCGATGAAAACGGTTATCGTGAGTTAAGCGGCCAAAACCTTGAGGTTGGTGGCGAGGGCATGAAGGGCTTCTACGACAAGATGATCCCCAGCTTCCTGAACCAGTTTGGCAAGAAGTACGGCGCGAAGGTTGGCACAACGTCCATCACGCCGGGTATGACTGCAGGCGAAGTCTTTGATAAACACTACGGCGAGGTGCGTCGTGCGATAAGGAATGGCGACTTTGGTGGTCAGCAATTTATTGCCGAAAAGATGGCAGAGATCAATAAGCCTGTGGCAGCGCACACCTTCCCCATCACCCCAGAGATGCGCGAGGACGTGGTGAAGAACGGCGTGCCGCTGTACGCAGATGGCGGCAAGGTCAAAGGCGGCAAAGTAGAAAGCAAAGCCGAGTTCTTAAAAAGTAGCAAAGTTAAAGACGTGTTGTACCGTGGCGGTATTGGCCACCCAAATATGTCGGAAGACTTTTTAAAAGGCAAAG